CGACGGGCAAACGCCTCCTAGGGCAAGCCAGAGGGGTCTATGGGGGTAGCCTAGGGGCTGACTAGGACACCGACTTAGGGGCAGAATAGTGGGTTCATAAGACCTTTAGCAGATAGGGGTTGACCTTAAACCTAAAGCCCTCACAAAGGAGGAGTACCAAATATACATATGACCAACCAAGCCAACACCACCCCTGCCTCCTCCACCAACGAAACCCTGTTTGAGAACTTGCGCCTCGCGGCTCAGGCTCTTGCCGACCAGACGGGCTGGGAAGTCAAAGTCCTCAACAACGATGGCGTCCGCGTCTTTGAAACCGAATAACCCCCAACCACCTAACCCATGCGTCTCCTCCTCGCCCTCCTCGCTGGTCTAGCCCTCACGGGCTACATCCTTGCCCTCGCCGACGGCCCCAGCCTCGTCGACATCATTAACAAGTACTAATCACGACCATGCCCGACCCTCTCGCCATGTCCCCCGATATGCTGGCCTCCCCGGCCCATGTCATCCGCGGCCTCTCCTACCAAATCGCCTACAGCCGTGATCGCGTCCTGCAAGGCGACTGGACGGAGAAGTATGCCCGCCAGCGTATTGCCATGTGCGCCGCCGTAGCCGAAGAGAACCTCCGCGAGTCCCACAATTGCATGGCTGTCTCCATCTACGCCAATCTTACCACCGGGTGCCGTGCGCTGTTCACTTGGACCTACGTCGACCGCAACGGCGAGAAGGACTCGGGCTCAGTTCACCCGACGATTGACGGACGATGAGAGTCCTAATCGCTTGCGAGTACTCTGGTGCGGTTCGTGACGCTTTTATTAAGCAAGGCCACGACGCAATGTCCTGCGACCTATTGCCTACGGATGTTCCTGGCCCCCATTACCAAGGGAGCGTCTTTGACATCATCGACCAAGGCTGGGACTTGATGGTCGCCCATCCTCCTTGCACGCATCTGGCGGTCAGCGGGAGCAAGTACTTTGCCCAGAAGATTGCCGATGGCAGACAGCAAGCCGCGTTAGATTTTGTTAGGCGTTTGATAAACGCGCCCATCAAAAAGATTGCGATTGAAAATCCCGTGTCGGTCATCAGCTCGAAGATCCGCAAGCCAGACCAAATCGTTCACCCTTGGATGTTTGGCCATCCTATGAGCAAGGCGACTTGCCTTTGGCTTAATAATCTCCCGTTGCTCAAACCGACAAACCTTGTGGACAAGGGCGACTTCAAGACCTGGGTTTGCTCTACAACGGGCAAAACAAAGCGACAGTCGCAATGGATGTACGACGCCGCTTGCGTTGCACGGACCCCCGCAGAGCGTTCAAAGATACGCTCAAAGACCTTCCAAGGCATCGCTGATGCTATGGCTAACCAATGGGGGGGCCTTGCATGAGACTGCTCACCCTGCTCCTCGCGGCGACCTCCCTTCACGCCATCACCCCTGGACAGGTCGAGGCCATCATCTTTGTCGAGTCCTCCGGCAACCCCAAGGCCATCGGGCGTCTCGGTGAGCGGGGGCTGGCTCAGTTCTTCCCAGCTGCGTGGGCCGATACGACCCGCTGGCGTGCCCGCCACGGCCTTCCGACCTATGGGTACAGCACTTGGGCCACGGACGAAGGGGTCGGTCGGGAATACGCCACCTCTTGGCTGACCCTTCTCGAGGAACGGCTGACCACGGCGCTAGGCCGCCAGCCCACGATCGGCGAAGTCTACGCCGCCCACCAACTCGGCTTTGCGGGCTTCAAGGCTAAAGGGTTTGACCTAAAGGCTTGCCCTGCCATAACTCGGGTCGTGGTCGCTCGTCTAAACCGAGACCCACGGACTAAATGACCAAGCCACTTATCGTCGCCGTAGACCCCGGCCAATCTGGGGCCATCGTCTGGACCCAAGACTTCGTCGAGATATACATTGAGAAGATGCCGCCCACCGATGTCGAGGTCGCCCAACTGATCGCGTCCTTCCACGTCCTCAACAAAGACGTCCAGGTCTACCTCGAGGAGCCATCAACCGCCGGCTACGGTCCGCTCATCCCTGCCTCGTCCATCGCCCGCCTCGCCCAGAACTTCGGTCTTATCTACGGCGCCTGTATCGCTATGGGCTTTGCCCTGCACCGCGTTAAGCCACAAGCGTGGCAAGCCGCCCACGGCCTCGGGAAGAAGAAGGACCACGGCAAGGACTGGAAGAACCACCTCAAGGCCAAGGCCCTCGAGCTGTGGCCTGCCCTCGACATTACCCTAGCCAACGCCGACGCTCTCCTAATCCTTGACGCTGCTCGACGCGGCGCCATCAACTAATGAACGGACTTATCGTTAGGAAGATTGATTATAAAACGGCGATGGAAGTCATCGTTGAGAAACATTATTTGCATCGGGAATGCTCCTGCTCAGCCGCTTATGGCTTGTTCACAGATGAAACCACAAACACCGATTTGTTTGAACAAGGTCGGCTCGTTGGCGTCATTGTATTCGGAAAGCCTTCTTCTTATACGCTTTGCAACGGCATTTGCGGAAATGATGAAAGCAAAAACGTCGTTGAGTTTAATAGGCTTTGGGTTGATGATTGTATGCCAAAAAACACCGAGAGCTTCTTTGTTGGTAAAGCACTTCGCCTTTGCCCATTTGAGATCATTGTGTCTTTTGCAGACTCCGAGCAAGGACACGTTGGCTACATCTATCAGGCTACTAATTGGATTTATACCGGCGTTAGCCCTAAGATGAAATACTTTAGACCTAAGAACGCATCGGAAAACGCTGGCGGAACCACTTATAGGAGGAGAGAAAGAATGACCAAACAAGACATCGTAAAACAATACGGTGAAAGCATGGTCGAGGAATATTTCAGCAGCAAAAAATACCGATATATTTTCTTCAATTGCTCAAGAACCAGAAAGAAAGAGCTGATGAAGAAGCTCAAATACCCTGTCTTGCCTTATCCTAAAACCATTTTAAACGCCATCAACTAACCCCCCTTCCTATGTCCCCCGAAAAGAAACCCTCCAAGCAAACCCCTGAAGCCAAGGCCCCAGCGACCTACCGCGAACTCTCCGGCTCTTCCTACGTCGTCCTCTCTGACGGCACCGTGGCCCGTAAATTAAAGCCCCGCGTGTCGGGTTCGAGCCGCTCCTGGTTCCTGTCCCACGATAACCACCTCCGATGCGTCACTCAGAAGACGGTGGACGAGATGACTTCATTCCCGTAAGCCTTTCCCACACCCAACCCACAAACAAACCAAGCCATGAGCAAAAAAGAAACCACCACCGCAGTTAGCCAGGAGCAGTCGAACCCTTACTTCGACCTGATCGCCGCACTCTCCTCGATGGAGAACGTCGGCGCTAACCGCATCAACCCCGCGTTCAAGGCCCGGTACGTCTCGCTCGACGCTCTGCTCGACGCGGTGAAGCCCGTCCTCCAAGCGCACAACCTCGCACTCGTCCAAGTCTTAGAGACCGAAGAAGGCAAGGTCGGCGTGTCGACTTCCCTGCTGCACACCTCGGGGCATCTCTTCGCCTTCGGCAAGTTGATGGTCAAGGCCGACGGCCTAACGGCTCAACAGGTCGGCGGGGCCATCACCTACATTCGCCGGCAGTCTATCCAGACGGCTTGCGGTATCTCGGTGGACCTCGACGACGACGGGCATCAAGCCTCCGCAGCCAAGCCCGAAACCTCGAAGGCCTTTATGGGCAACCCTAACCTCGAAGCCGCCGCCGTTGAAATCCTTGTCGGCAAGGGATGGCTCAAGCCTGGACAAGGTTTGAAAGACCTCGGCGCTGAACACTTAGCCGTCCTTAAGAACAATGCCTTCCAACAGGCCGTAACCAACTTCGCCAAATGAACATCGACGCTATCATCGAGAACGCCCAGCTGAAGGGCCGCATCATCGCCCTCGACGCTCAGGTCGAAACCCTCACGGCTGAGGTCCGTTGCCTTGAGGCCGTCATCCGTTCCCACGAACGCGTCGACTGCCTGTCGGTGACCAGCCTTAACAAGCAACTGGTGGAGGCTGACGCCGAGAACGCCCGCCTCAAGGCCGAGGTCGAGCGGCTGACCAAGGCCGGGGATGCAATCTATCAATCCTTTGACCAATTCGGTCAAGTAGACGCAACGACCCTAAAGGGATGGCAAGCCGCCAAGGAGGACAAGCAGTCGTGACCACCTCGACCACACACGGCACGGGGCAACCCATTAACGTCATCCTTACGGACCACACCATCGTCCTGATGTGGATCGTTAAGACCGAGGCTATCCGGCAGTTCTCAATCACGGACATGAGTCAAGCCGAGGTCGAACTCGCTGACTTCGAGGCCGTCATCCTAGCCAAGCAAGCCAAGCACGTCCCTACCTTTGCCGGGGCGACCTTCGAGCTAAACGGTAACGCCTACGTCATCGACGCTGTCAGTCAGTCCGCTGCCGACGTTATCAAGCGCCAGTCTATTCACCTAAAAAGGATATGGGTCTCGGCCCGCTCCTTCTTCCCCGCATGAAGTCGCTACTCATCCCCTCGTCGGTCTACAAGGCCGCCGCCCTAGACGAGAACAACCACGCCCTGCTTATCCTCTTAGACGGCACCGTCTTCGTCGAACTCCAGGCTAAGACTAACAAGGCCTTAGAGAAGGTTCTAGTCGGCTGGAAGGCTGAGACCCTCCCCTCCCTTGCCCGGTCAGACGTTCGCTTCTTCGCCGTGAACTGCGGCAAGGTTTTCGAACTCACCCTCTTTCGCCCTAAACGATGACCACCCAAGACCGCCTAGCCGCCGCCCTGCGCCGACTCCAGACCGAGGCCCGTAGCCTCTCCGCCTACCAGACCGCCTTCGTCACCCAAGCGGATATCCACCGCGTTAGTATCGACGGCGACCGCCTCCTCTC